GAGTGGTGCGGCGTCGGTTCCGTGCCTGATTTCAAGATTCAGACCCTCATTGGTGTCGGAGCGTTCGGGACGCTGCGCGCGATGAAAGAGGGAGAGGAATACAAATTCACCGAAAGGGCAGAGGGGCACGAGACCGTCCAGATCGGGACGTTCGGAGACATGTTCGCCCTCACCCGGCAGACCATCATCAACGACGATCTCTCCGTGTTCTCCGACGTCATGCGCGAGCTCGGCGCCGCAGCGAAACGGACCGTGGCGGCTCTGCCTTACGAGCTGCTGAACGCGAACCCGAAGCTCTCCGACGACAAGGAACTTTTCCACACCGCCGGGCACAAGAACACCGGGTCGGCGGGGGCTATCAGCGTGGACACCCTCAACGAAGGGGAACTCAAAATGTCCCAGCACAAGGACATTGGGTCAAAGAAACGGCTTGGCATCACCCCGAAGTTCCTTCTCGCCCCCATGGCGCTGAAGGGGCACGTCCGGCAGTTCTTCGCCACCCAGTTGATCGGCGGCGTGGATAACCAGCCGAACCTGTACAACCCATGGTTCCAGGGTGGCGGCCTGACCCCTGTATTCGACCACATCCTGGACGACGGTAACGACGCCACATGGTATCTCGCCGCAGACAAGGGCAAGACCATAAGGGTCTATTTCCTGAACGGCGTGCAGAGCCCATATCTCGAGAGCCGTGACGGGTGGACCACCGACGGAGTGGAGTGGAAGGTTAGGATCGACGCGGCAGCGGCCGCCGTCGACTATCGCGGTCTGTTCCGTAATACCGGGCCGCAGGGCTAGTAAGGGAGGAGTGAAAGAATGAGCAAAATTGCAACCTTCAAGCACCCCGGCGTCGTCATGGACTGGGAAAACGGCACCGGTGCGGATGTGAGTGTGGGAGACGTCATCTCCCTCGGAACGTTCTGCGGTGTGGCACAGGTGGACATCGCCAATGGTGCGACCGGACCCGTCTCCCTCTCCGGAGTGTACGAAATCGCCGCAGTCAACAACGCCGCGTTCACACAGGGCGACCTGATCTATTTCGATACTGTGGCAAAAAAAGCGACCAAGGACGCCTCCAAGGCGTTTCTGGGGGTGGCCATGCGCGACAAGGAAACTGCCGGGACCACCGCATGGGTGAAGATCGGCTATGAGTGGCACGACAAGGCTGAAAAGAGCATCACATACACAAACTCCGGAGCTGAAATTGCCGCCGGAGCGGTGGTCAAGTTCTCCGACTTCTGCGGTATAGCTGCAGAGAAGATCGCGGCAACAACCGGCAAGGGAGCCGTCTATATCGAGGGAACCTATGAGCTTGCCTCAGTCACGAACGCCTCGTTTGCCGCTGGTGACCGGCTGTACATCGACGCCGCCGGGAAGCTCTCCAAGCTCGCAACCATCGGGAACGTCCCCATCGGCGTTGCCGCAGACGCGAAAGAGACGGCCGTCGCCACGGCGTTCGTCACCCTCTCCCGGGACGTCAATCCCCGGGCTGAGGATGTCATCACCTACGCGAACGGCGGAGCTGAAATTGCCGCCGGTGCCGTGGTGAAATTCGCCGATTTCGTCGGCATCGCCGCAGAAACCATCGCCGCGACCACAGGAACGGGCCGGGTGTACGTCACCGGCAGCTATACCCTGCCCGCGGTAAATAACGCCGCCTTCACCGCCGGGGACCTGCTCTACGTGGACGGAGACGGGAAACTGAGCAAGGTCGACACCTATCCAGCTATCCCCGCGGGCATCTGCACCGTAGCGAAGGCCGAAGCCGGCACTACCGCAACGGTCCGCCTCGGCCCCGGCATCCCCAGGCTTGCGACAGCCCAGGGGTAACCCGTCATGACGCTGGCCGAGCAGATGATAGCTGACTCGGCCATTTTCTTCAATCTGGCCGAGCACGGCGAAACAATCACGTACAACGGCGTCGAGGTGGTGGCGGTAGTCGAGCCTGGCGTCTCCCGGACGAGCGGCAACACCTGGGAGACTTCGGAGGGTACAAGCGCCTCCGGGTACGTATGGCTCTCTGAATCCGATGTGGCGTCTCCCATGCAGGGTGACGCCATTACTTTGTCAAACGGCACGGAGTGGGAGGTTGCCCGAATCCTCTCCACGAACGGCGGCGTGCATCGGCTCGAAATCATAGGCAATCAGAACCCGTGGGGTGTGTCAAATGCCCGTCAGAATCGAATATCTTGATTCAGCTTCGCCGTGGCTTGAATGGGCGGCGAAGGAGTACCCGAATTACGCGACGCGGGCGCTGAAAAGCGCAGGATGGTGGGTGTCCTCGGAGATCAAGAAAGGCATCAAAAGCGGCGCTCCGGGCGGACAGCGGTATTCTCCGACGCTCCCGACACAGACGCGTCAGCTGATAGACATGGCCTTCGGGAAAAAGGAGAAAAAGGATTATCCGATTCTCGGACGACTGCGGAGCGCTATCGGCTACGAGTACGAGAAAAACAACAATGCGGTGCGCGTGGGCTGGCTTTCAATCTCCGCCGTCCGCCTTGGAAAGAGGCTGGAAGACGGTTTCACAACGAAGGTCACGGCGAAAATGCGCAAGGCGCTTGCGGCTGTTGGTCTGGGCATGACGGGGAAGAGTTTTTTCCGCGCTCCTCCAAGACCGACGATTGAACCCATGTACAACGCTCTCCATAAGCGAATTGCGCCGTACATGGAGACGAAGATTTGGGAGTACATCAACGGCGCGGGCGGCGGACCCGCTACGACGCGCCGCAAATACATCGTGAAGGGGGATTTTTGATGATCTATTCAATCCTCCGCGAAATTGCGACCGGCATAGCGACGAACGCGGCAATCAACGCCTGGTGTCAAGCGCAATACGGAAGCGACGTGCACGTCCAGATCGGAATCGACCAGAAGCGCCCTCCATCGCCGCAAGACGTCCCATTCGTAGCAATCTCAAGCAGTGAATCGACAGAGAAAGGCCTCCTCTCAAAGGGAGGTCTTTTTTTTGACGTGCTTTGGGGCGTGGAGTCGGACACAAAGACGGTCACGGGCAATCTCGCGGAATACGACGGGGCGCGGCTTTGCGACGAGCTAGGCAGCCTGATAGCCGCGTCGATAGAGCGTGTGGAGCCGGGCTGGACGGCGGCGAGCGGGACGTATGCGGTCGATCTGAGTACGCCGTGGTTCCCGCTCTGGTGCGGTGCTCTACAAATGGTGGTAAACATAAGGAGGTAATTCGATGGCTAATGTATTGAATGCCAACGATATTCTCATCGGAACTGGTAAATTGTACATTGATGGGGTTGACGTTGGGCAGATCGACGGCGAAATCAGCTTTACGCACGGGAAGACGTTCTACGAGAAGAAATCCGGCTTCCCGGCGACGACTGTTGTATCCGTGCTGACGGAGGAAAACCTGAGCGCGGAATTCAATCTGCTTGAGGCGAATCTTGCGCGTATCAGGTCGATGATGTCCGAGTACAGCAGCATTACGACGAGCGCCGCTGAAAGTGATTCGGTTGAAGAGACGATACAGGTTTATGCGGACCGGCATACGAAGCTCGCACACGGCAACATCACCACGCTGACCAGTGTGACGGATACCGCTACTCCGACTCCGAATGCTCTTGTGGAGGGTACGGATTATTACATCGACCGGCTGACCGGCAATGTCTACCGGAAAAGCACGAGCACAGCAATCGACAACGGCGCTAAGATCATAATTACTTACAAGTACACGGACTTCGCCGCATCCGGCTTCGGCATGGGCGGCGCGTCGAGCACGTCCGATGACTTCCTTGTGGAGTTTGTACACAAGAGGCGCGACGGCAAGTATCGAATCGTCCGGCTTTGGAAATGCCAGGTATCCGGCGACTTCACTATGTCCTTCCAGGAGCAGGCTGAAAGTCCTGTCGCGGTGACCATTTCCGCGATTGCGGACAGTACGAAGGCCGCCGGGCGGCAGTTCGGCGAAGTCTTAGACGCTACCAGCGCTCCTTACGGCGGGTGGTAGACATGCGCGACTTCCCTAGACCGGCTCCCGTGGAGGTGGGCATATTCGGTGAAAAGCACGCCTTGAAAAGGCTGACTTACGCTGACGTGTTCGAGCTTCTCGGGGAAGTGGCGCAATCTTTGAAGGGGAAAGCCCTTGACACGGAGCGGGTAATATCCGCGCTCAATGCGGGTGGGCCGCTGGTCAACGATCTATTGAAGCGATCTTTCCCGACGTTCGAGGAGTGGGACGATCTGCCGCTTGACGTGTGGATGGGGCTGCTTGAAGTCGTGGTCGAGGAAAACCACGTTGCGGGCATCCTCGAAAATTTTATGAGACTCCGGGAGAAGGCAATTCAAGCGCCTGCCCGGAGGAAATGACGTGGCCGTATCTGCTTCTATCGCTGCGGGCGCGTTTTGGCATGTCCGCCGATGAGTTTTTGAGCCTGACGTACTGGCAGGCGTGGGGATACTTACAAGCAATTCCATATGTTTTGGGTGTAGAGGATAAGGCGAAAAAGGAAAAAGGGACCAAAGCCGCCGACCTTGTATCCGCAGGAGTTTTAGGCCGGGGATGAGCTATGCGCTCGCTCCCGGCTTTTTTTGTATCCAAAAGGTGGTGAGAAATTGGCAGTCAGAGATAAGAGCGTGCAAATAATCATCTCCGCAGAGGTGGCGAGCGCTCTAAGGGCGTTCGACTCTGCGGGGAAGGCGATCCATAAATTCAGCGTAGAGACCGAGAAGATCGGGCGCGCAATCGACGGCGTATTTTCGCCCTTGATGCGCGGGCTGACGACCGCAGTTACAGCGATCGGCGCGGGTATGGGAATGCTGGCGAAATCCGCGCTGACCGTGGGCGGAGACTTCGAGCTGACCATGAAGCGGGTGGGCGGCGTTACGACCGCGACCGGCGAGCAGTTCGACGAAATGACCGCGAAGGCTCGCAGGCTCGGCGAAGAACTGCCTATCAGTGCACAACAGGCGGCGGAGGCGATGTACAGTCTTTCGAGCGCGGGCATGAACGCGAAAGAGACGCTTGAAGCAATCGACGCCGTGACCGGGCTTTCCATCGCTCAGAATTATGACCTCGCGCAATCAGCAAACCTGATGACCGCGACTTTGCGCGGGTTCGGACTAGCCGCGAGCGACTCCGGGCGCGTGGCCGACGTGTTCAACAATGTGATTGCATCCTCCATGCTCAACATGGAAAAACTCGGAGAGGCGATTACCTACGTATCGCCCGTTGCGAAGAGTCTCGGAATATCCATCGAGGAGACCGCCGCCGCTATGGGTAAGCTGGCCGACTCGGGATTGAGGGGCGAGCAGATAGGAACGGCGCTTCGGGCTATCATGCTTCAGCTTCTTGATCCGACGGCAGAGGCGGCGAAGGAGTTACAGCGCCTCGGCGTCACTGTCACGGATACGACCGGGAAATTGCGCCCGCTGGACGAGATTTTCACCGATTTGAAATCATCCGGGATGACCGCCGCCGAAGCCGTGAAGATTTTTGACCGGCGTTCCGTTGCCGCCGCGCTGACGCTGGCCAAAGTATCCGGGGAGCTGAAGACATACTCTCAGGAGCTTGGGACGCTCGGACGCACTCAAAAACTGGTCGCTGACATGATGGACACGTTCAAAAATAAGGCGGAAGCCGTCAAGTCCGCGCTTCAAGAGAGCTTGTTGGTTGTTTTCGATCAAATAGAGCAACAAAGCAAGGGCGTAGCCGACGAGCTGGTGAAGCTGGTGAAGGTATTCAATGAGTGGGCGAGGGAGACTCAGGTATTCCGCAAGGTTCTTGATGCGCTTTTCGAGGGGTTCGGGCTGGTCACAGGAAACGCTGAACTTTTTGCGCAGGCGCTGAAATCTATCGACGTGGACATGATAGCGGGGCAGTTCAAGAGCTTCGCGGAAGGCGTCAAGGCGCTTTTTGATTGGTTTTTGAAGCTGGCAAGCGGGATTGACTGGAAAGGGCTTGTGTCGAATCTCGACAAG